GAAAATCGAGTGGTGTGACAAGACATGGAATCCCGTCGTCGGGTGCTCGCACACCGAAAGCCCCGGCTGTCAGAACTGCTACGCGGAGAAGCTGGCCCGGCGGCTCGGCTGGGGCGGGCTCCGCAAAGAAGGACCGACGCGGGATGCTTATCGCGCCGTCATTGATAAAACGACCGGCAAGTGGAATGGTAAATGCGACCTCAATGAGCCCGCCATATACGCTCTCCTTCATTGGCGCAAGCCCAAGCGAATCTTCATTTCCTCAATGGGCGATTTTTTGCACCCCAGGGTTGCTTATCATTGGATCACGCGCATTCTCGCCGGAATCCGATGCTGCCCACAGCACACCTTCATCCTCTTGACGAAACGCCCGGAGAATCTATCTGTCTTGACGCGTTGGCCCCGTGAGTTTGGATTTGCCGAGGAATATCCGAATCTCTGGATCGGCGTCTCGTGCTCGAACCAGGCCGACGCCGACCGCTGGATTCCGCCCTTGCTGGAGTTCCCCGCCGCAAAGCACATCGTGTCCTTCGAGCCCTTGCTGGGCGAAATCGACGCGACGCCCTATCTCGACCGCCTGAACTGGGTTATCGTCGGCGGCGAGACAGGGATGGGGGCGCGGCGTATGTGGGAATCTTGGGTGGCAAAGATCATGGTCGATTGCAGAAAGGCCCGCGTCCCCGTCTTTTTCAAGCACTGGGGCACATGGTATCATCCGAAAAACTGGAGTCCGCCGCCGGTCTTTCTTCCGTCACCCTCGGTCTTTCTTCCGTCACCCTCAACATACATGCCCCGCGAGTTCCCGAAGGACTCCGCATGATTGAGACCGGCAACCTGATCCTTGCTAAGTGGCGCGACGCCCAGGAAGTCTCGCGGGCGTCCGACTTGGAGAAGTGCGGCAAGTTCGCGACGGCGTTCTCAGTCGGCTGGGCGATACGCGACGGCGACGGGCTCACGCTCTGCCGGACGATTTACGCTGGGACAGACGCCTCAGACAATGGGCCGTTTCTCAGCATCCCGGCGGCGTGGATCAACGGGATATGGCGGCTACAGTTTAGGACGCGGACGCCCCTGGAGTTCGAGGACATCCCGGAGAGCGAAAAGGAGATGAAATGACAGGAGATCCGTATGGCTGTATCTTCTCGCTAGATAAGGCACTAGAGGCCGTTCGGGCATGGTGCGGCGGGACCGCGTTCGTCCTTACCGAAATCGGAGGCCTCGAAGAAGGGCGCCGAATAGACGCCATCTTGGTGCCTTGCTCAAAAGAACACCCGATCTTCAAGGCCAATCCTACAAATCGTCTGTACTTCTGGGACCGCCCTGGACTCATCGGCGTCGAGATCAAGCTATCCCGGAGCGATTTCCTTCGCGGTCTGAAAAACAACCAGTACCTCAGTTACGCCGAGAACTTCGCCGGCGTCTATGTCGCCGCGCCCCGAGACGCCGCCAAGACCTCCGAGATTCCCGCCGAGATCGGGCACCTGATCATCGCCAACCGGCCCGAATATGGACCGCTCGCCGTCTGTCGCCGCCATCCCAAATGGCGAAGCAACCCGATGGTGACAGGCGACCTCTTTTGGAAAATTATCTTTCGCCTGAACGACGCCCAGCGGGAAGATCACTATGAATTGGGGCGGCAGAAAGGCCGTCTCGAAGAGCGAATCGGCGCACTCGTGGCCCGAGCTATCTTCGCCATTGCGGAGCGACAACTTGAGTTCGAGGACATCCCGGAGAGCCCCGAAAAGGAGACGAAATGACGACCTATCTCTTGCATTGCCCGCGTTGTGGCGAGAGGCTTGATTTTGCTCTGGAAGATTCCTCATGGTGGCATGAAACGAAATGCTCTTGCGGCGCAGAGATTTACGTTGAAGGCGCCCCTTGGCGTGTTGTCGTGCGGGCCATAATGGACAGACTGGCCGACAAGGCCGTTGTAGAGCAAGAACGGGCGCATCTTCTGGAGTTGATTCTTGAAGAGAACTCGCGACAGAAGAGGGCCGCGCCCGATCCGGCAAAGGAGAAAACGCCATGAGCGAAGAACTAAAGGGCGAATACAAGCCCATCTGGGAAGTGATCGGCGAGATCGGCGCACGAGTCCCCGCCGAAGAGCGTGCATGGTTCTCGACTGCCGAGATGATGCCCGTCAACGTCAAGGGGATTCGCGCAGAACTTCGGGCGATAGAAGAACGCAAAAGAAAACGGCCATATCGTATGCGAGACATTGTGCCGGATCTTCACTTCATGACAACCCTCAATCTCGCCCTCGGCCCCTACGCCGTCGAGCAACTGCAGAAGGAGGAAGAAGAACATGCCAAAGAAGCAGGTCTATAGCACGAACGCGTCGTCTGAAATGATGCCCGTCAAAGTACATAACCTGCGCGAGACCCTGCGCATGATCCGCGATCACGAGTGTGCGTTCACCGATGCCTGGAAGGACGGCTTCAAGCACGCCCTAAACGTGGCTTTTGATATGCGCACCCTACTAAAATTCGACCTTGACGAAGCGCCCCCGCCAGACGAGGAGGCCCCCAAGGGCGAGGTCACAGAGGGCCGTGTGCGCAAGGGGGGCGTGAACCCGGAGAGCGAAACGCCGAAACCGAAGTGGAAGCCTATCTCCATGAAAGGCAACGCCAATGCCTGAAGACATCCCCCAGCGCGTATGGGCGCAACTCGCAGAGATCCACGAAATGGGCGAAGGGCTTACAACCGACGCCGCCCGCGAAATGCTGGAGGCGTTCCTGGCGGGCTTCCTGGAAGGCGTTGCCGCCTGTCTCGGGGATGAAGAGGCGGCGAAACTCGTGGAGGCCGTGCTATGACACGCGAAATATGGGTGGGCCTTATTGGGACAATACTCAGTGCGGTGGGGGCGATCCTGTCGTGCATCGCCATTATCAGGCTGTTAATATGACGCCCTATCGTCCATCGCGTCCCTGTCTTGTGCCCCGATGCCCTAACCTTGCCGTTACGGGTACGGGGTATTGTGTTGATCACCAAGGGCGGATCGGCCTGGCGGATAGGGATAGGGACCGGGGGCGGGGGCATAGTGCCGATAGGGGATACGACGCTCGCTGGCGCAAGCGCCGCGCCCACTATCTACACCGAAATCCTTTCTGTACCCTGTGCCATGCCCCTGCCACCGACATCCACCACATTGTCTCGCTTGCGGCGGGAGGGGGGCGACAACAAAGACCCGGGCGATCACAGGAGTCGCAACGGTAGGGGCACATACGGGGCTTGGTAAGTCCCGCAAAGAGACAATGAATAGAGAGGGATAAATGGCGCGCCTTGCGAGAAAGACGAATCGCCAATTCGAGAGCCTGAGCGCACGGGACATCGCTCGCGTCTACAACGTCAGCAACCAATCCGTCGGCGGCTGGCACAAGGCCGGTTGCCCGCGAAACGCGGATCGAACTTACAGCCTTGCCGAAGTCATCGCCTGGCGGGAGACCCGACTCCGGGAAGCGGCTGACGCCGCCGCCGTTAAGCCAAGCGACGCCAAGGGGCGTCAGGACGAAGAGCGCGCCCGGCTCCTTCAACTCACGCGCATGGAGCGGGAGGGGGCGCTTATGCCTCGCGAGACCGTGCGCGAGAGTCACGCGAAGATGGCGGGCATTCTGCGCATGGCCGGGGATCGGTTGCAGAGACGTTTCGGCCCGGAAGCGCACGAGATTCTGGAGCAGGCGATAGAGGCCTATTTGCGGGAGGTACAACGTGTATTCGGCGGAACAAAGCCCAATGGGAATCCTTCTAACTGAATGCGAGTGGTTCGGCCAGCGATGCCGCACCCCGCGGCTGCGCACCATGCGCGAGTTTGCGGAAGCCGAGATCGTGATTCCCGACGGCCCCTACAAGGGCCTCCAGTTTCGGGCGGCCACACAACCCTTCGCGTCCTTCTTTCTTGACGCCATAGACTCGGGGCAATGGAACTGTTTCTTCGCCACAGGGCCGACCCAATCGGGAAAGACCCTGATCTGTTTCATCGTGCCGTTGCTCTATCATCTTTTCGAGATCGGCGAGACGGCGATCTGCGGGTTGCCGAACATGGAAATCGCGGCGGACAAATGGAGGGAGAATCTTCTGCCCGCAATCAAGGCTTCCCGTTTCGCCGACCTTTTGCCGCGAAGGGGGCCGGGCAGTCGGGGCGGAACGATAGGCGAGGCGATTCAGTTTCAGAACGGCGCCACCCTTCGGTTTATGTCGGGGGGTGGCGGGGATCAAACGCGGTCCTCGTTTACGGCGCGCGTGATTGCCATGACCGAGATAGACAAGATGGATCAACCCGGCCTAATGTCCCGCGAGGCCGACAAGTTGACTCAGTTAAAGGCCCGGAGCGACGCCTTCGATGATCGGCGTCGAATCTATGGCGAATGCACGGTGTCGATCGAGGAAGGTGCGATATGGCAAGAGTACCAGAAGGGCACGAGATCCCGCATTGTCGCCAAGTGTCCTTCCTGTGGGGTTTGGCTTACGCCCGAGAGGGAAAACCTGCAAGGTTGGCAAGGGGCGAAATCCATTGAAGAGGCGCGATTGGCGGCGCGGTTTCATTGCGGCGGGTGCGGCAAACCGTGGACAGAAGATGAGCGCTTTCAGATGAATAGGGCCGCTCGCGTTTTGCATCGCGGACAAACGATAGACTCGGAAGACGTTGTTGTCGGCGAGGCGCCCCTTACGGACAGCTATTCGTTTCGATGGAATGCCTTCAACAATCTTCTGAAGAAAACGGCAACCATCGCGGCGCGAGAATGGGCCGCCGCTCAGAATATCCACGAGGAAAACGCTGAGAAGGAACTCCGGCAGTTCGAGTGGGCGATTCCCTACGTTCCCGAGATTTCTGACATGACTCCCCTTGAGCCTGGGATGATTATGAAGCGGCGGACAATGGAACCGCGCGGTCTTTGCCCGGAAGGAACGCAATATCTTACCGTGGGCATTGATCTTGGCAAGTATGCGGGCCACTGGGTTTTGTTGGCCTTTCGCGAAGACTTGCAGATTTCCGTGGTGAATTACGGGGTTGTGGAGTTCCTGTCCGAGACGGTTGGGGCGGAACGCGGAGTCTTGGCGGGCTTGCGGGACTTCCGAGACCGGGTCCTTTCGGTTGGTTTTGCCGGTCACGACGGAGTTGTGCGCCCCCCGAACGCCGTGTGGATCGACTCCGCCTATCTTACGGACTGTGTGTATATCTTTTGCAAGGAAAGCGGGCCAACCTATCTCCCGATCAAGGGCCACGGGGCGTCTCAGGACATGGGGGCCAGCAAGCGGTACTTCCGGCCCAAGGGCACGGGCGCAATCGTCCGGGGGATTGGCGATGGGTACCATATCAGCCGATTGCGCAAGGAGCGGGTCCGGCTGGGCGAAATCGACGTGGACCAATGGAAGAGTTGGGTTCACGAGCGCTTGGCGACGGTCCAGACGGAACCCGGGGCCATGTTCCTTTTCGCGGGGACGCAGAATGACCACCGGGCTTTTGTAAAGCACTTAACCGCCGAACGGCGCATCCAGGAGTTCCAAGCAGGCAAGGGCCTGATCTATCGTTGGGAGCGCAAGAGTTCAAACAACCATTGGCTCGATGCCACGACGTATGCTTGCGCGGCGGCGCATTTCTGCGGCTGGCGACTTGTATCCAGGGCGAGCGGCGGGGCGGGGGAATCCGCGCCCATGAGTCTCTCCGAGTGGTTCGGGCAAGGACGAAACGATGCTTCGGCGACTTGAAGGCGGCCCGGGCGGGTGTCCGAATTGCGGTTGCGAAGCGGCCGTTCGGCGGGGTCGCGTCGTGCGCTTCGGACAGAAACGCCAGCGCTGGGAATGCGATTCTTGTGGCCGGATATACACGGCTCCGGTAGAAGAGCCGGAAGTCATTCGTATCGCGAAGGAGTGTTATGCAGTAGACTATCCCATTCTCCGTTGTCCCCAGTGTGAATCTCGCCGAGTTCCCGCCTATTCCACGGATCGCCCGATTCGTTACCATCGGTGCGCCGAATGTGGTTATCGCTTCAAGAGCATAGAAAAAGAAGTTCCCGCCTAGCATAATTAGCCCGCAGACCATTGATTCTATTGATTCGCCGGTGCGTCCTTACCAATAATTGGTAACGACCCCCTTGCGTTGTTTGGTTTTTCGCCGAAATATGACCGTGAAGTTCGGACGGCGCCGGGAGCGCCGGTTGTATGAGCATATCTGAAATCAACTCGAAGGTCGCCGAAGCGGTCACGTTGCAAGAGGCTGGGGATTATGCGGGCGCCGTGGTGAAGGTCCGCTCTGCCTTGCTCCTTCTCGCCGCTCTGCCTGATTCTCGACAACAAGACGCCGAACTGCGGTGGAAGCCCGAGGGCTTGCAGCATCTTCTTACGCATCTTCAACGCCTTGCGACGGCGGCCGTAGGCATCGGCAAGACGCCGATTGAGTATACCCGACCCGACATAGAAACGGATTATCGGTGACCATGACGCGATGGGATTCCCTGACCCTAGTTGGCTTTGCCTGTTTGATCGCGGGTGCGTGGCTTTACGGCGGCCTGCGGTTAGCCCTAGCGATAGCGGGGGTCGGCTGCTTTTCGCTGGGCCTCTGGGGGGTTCGTTCGGCGGCTCTTCGCCAAGAGCGCGAACGGCTCGAACGCCTGCATGAGCAACTTCGGAAGGAACCGCGATAGTGCTAGAGACGCTTTTTGCCCCGCCACGGGTTGCCCCTCCAATGAACCTGCGTAGGTGGGAAGCTGGTGAGACCACGCGCTTGAACAAGGCGCACTGGGCGTTTGCAAAGGGCGAAACCATAAATGAACGCCTGAACTTGGGGCTTACTGAAGTTCGCAACAGAGCTGAATATGAAATCGCCAGCAACCCTATCGTAGAGGGCATTATTGGGACGTACTGCGGCGACCTGATTGACAAAGACGGCCCCAGCCTACAGGTCCAGGGCGACAGCAAGGAATACAACGAAAGACTTGAGGATCTCTGGCAAGAGTGGTGGGCCATGCCGGACATCAACGGCCAACTGGCCGGACCCGATATGTTGGCCCTTTGGATCGAGATGCTTTGGAGCGCGGGCGAATACCTGGCGTTGCTCACCAACGAGAAGGGCGATGGCATTCAACTCAGGCTTCAGACGATCCATCCGCGACGCCTTGAGACGCCTTTCAGCCAAGCCGGAAATCCGCAAATCCTAATGGGCGTCGAGCGAAATAAAGCGGGCAAGCCGCTGAAATATCACATCACCGATGAGGCACAACTCGGGACTCTTGCGATACGGAGCCAGGGATATGCCGCCGAAAAGATCATCCACGGTTTCCGCATTCGCGAGGCGGGCCAGGTTCGCGGCGCGCCTTGGTTGGCTGCGGTTCTTCAAACAATCGCGGACCTTCGCGACTATGACGATCAGGTTCTAGACGCCGCGCGCCTTGCGGCGGATTGGGCGGGGTTTCTTGTCCAAAAGGAGCCCGAGGCCGTTCCGCCCACAATCACGACAGGCAGCACCTTTGAGATTGAGCGTCGAATGCTTATGTCAATGCCGCCGGGTTGGGGCGTCGAGCAAATGAACCCGCACCAACCTTCGGCGCAGTACATCGATTATCGCCACGAGCGGCTCCGCGAAATGGGGCGGGGTGTCTCCATGCCGCTTATGATGATCCTGCTTGACTCGCAGAAGCACAATTACTCAAGCGCCCGGTTTGACGGGCAACTGTATCAACGCGGCCTAAAGCGGGTCCAGGGTTGGCTTCAGCGGAGCACATTGAATCGCTTGGTGGATTTGGTGGCCCGCGAAGCTGGGTTGAAGAAGGATTTGCCGCTGGCGCCGCAGGGCGCCCGATACATCTGGACCTGGCCGGTTGCGCCCCACGTAGATCCGGTAAAAGAGGCGATGGCGGAGAAGATTCGCTTGGCAAACGCGACGCTCGCGCCGAGTGACGCGCTGGCCGCGCACGGCATAGATTTCGAGTCTCACGTCGAGAAGATGGCTCGGGAGGGGCAAGAGCTTGCCAACATCGGCGTTGCGCTTCCTTGGGCTCCGCCGCCCCCGAAGAATCCCGCCGAGCCGCAAGGGGAGAAGAAGAATGCCAAACCAGAATGAGGAATCGCGCAAAGACTTCTTGGATTTGACGACGCGTTCTATCCTGCTTCAACCGGCTTCACTGCGCACCGAGGACCAAAGCGTTGCGGCCGTACTCGCGACGGAACAACGTACAGTCATCTTCGATTGGCGCAGATGGGGGGCGATTGAGGAGATCCTGATTGTCGGGGGCCTTCGGAACGACTCTCAGGTTCCGCTTATCGCCAACCATGATCGCAGCTCCCTCGACAACGTATTCGGCAGCGTCCGGGAGATTCGGCGGCTTGAAGACGCCGTCGAGGGCCGATTGTACTTCTCGGACCAGGGAGAGGAGATCGCGCGAGCCTGGAATAAGATTCGGCAAGGTCACTTGACCGATGTTTCCGTCGGCTACCGATCCGACGAATACAGGGATCTTGAGCCCGGCGAAACCGCAAGTGTTGGGGGAAGAAGTTACACGGCGGGGCGATTGCCCCTTCGCATAACGACGGCATGGCAACTCCGCGAAGTCAGCCTAGTTCCAGTAGGAGCGGATCAGGCGGCGAAGATTCGCGCGGAAATACAACACCGAGGCGTTGAGCCCGGCAACTCTGCAACGGAGGAAAGAACCATGGCAGATGAACTTAGCAGCAAAGAGGCGCCCGCCGAGGCTCCGCCCAGCGAACGCCAAACCCCGCCCCTGGTCACGCCAGTGACCGAAGGCGGGAAGAAGGAACCGGCCCCGGTCGATGCGGAAGCGATCCGGCAACAGGCCGTTGCGGAAGAGCGGGCGCGCCAAGCCGCGATCCGCGAGCTTGCGCGGGACGAGATTGAGCCCGATCTTGTGAAGCGGGCGATTTCCGAGGGGTGGGACGAAAGCCGGACGAGTCGCGAGTTTCTGGCGGCTCTTCGCGCCGGAAGACCCGCGCCGGAGACCTTCAACGTCATCTCGCGGAATGATGAGGCGACGATGGAGCTTTTGAGCGCGGGACTCATGCTTCGTTGCGGGATCGATCCCATTGGCAAGGGGCTTTCTGAGTCGCAACGGCGCAAGCGCGAGGAAATCGCAGATCGGGCGCGTCCCTTCTCTGACGTGTCTCTAATGGATCTGTGTCGTTACGCGATTCAGGCAAGCGGTCGGCGAGTTCCGGTCGGTCGGCAAGACACGATTCGTGAGGCCGTCTCTGGCGGTACGCTAACGAACATTTTTACCACGTCCGTCAACGCGAGTCTGCTTGCGGCCTTCGCAGAAGCCCCCAACACGTTTGCCTCCTGGACTCGGCCCCTGGACGTCGCGAATTTCATGCAACAGGACGCCATTGACTTTAGCGAGACGAGCGCGCTGGCGAAGATCCCGCGTGGCGGCGAAGCGCATGACGCCACGATTGCGGACAATCTGGAGAGCTACAAGATTGCCCGCTATGGCGAGAAATTCAGCATCGACGAGCAAGACATCATCGACGACCGGCTTGACGCCTTCAGTCGGATTCCGGGCGAGATGGGTCAGGATTGCGCCCGACTCGTTGGGGATCTGGTCTACGCGCTTCTCTTCGCCAATGCCACACTGAATCGCGATGGCGTGGCGGTCTTCGATTCCACCCACGGCAACACGGACACGAATGTCTTGAGCATTGGGAACCTCAAGACGGGCGTAACCAAGATGCGCAAACAAAAGAGAAACGGCAAAAGCCTGAACATCTCTCCCGTGTCCCTGCTTATCCCGCCCGATCTCGAATGGACGGCTCGCGAGATTCTCAATTCGACTCAGATTCTCATTGCTGCGGCTGGCACCACGGACGCCTCCTTGGAGCGCGGCAATCGGAACGTCGTGGCGGACATTGGCTTGCAGCCCGTCGTGGAGGCTCGCTTTTGCAATGGCGTTACGAATCCGGCCACGGGAACGGCGTACAGCGCTTCGACAACGACCTGGTTCCTGGCGGCAAGCCCGAGCCTGGTTCCTACGGTCATCGTGGCCTATCGCACGGGAACGGGCCGTAGCCCGCAACTGCGCTCCTATACGCTTGACAAGGGACGCTGGGGCGTCGGTTGGGACATCAACCTGGATGTCGGAGCGAAGGTTCTGGACTATCTGGGGCTGTATCGCGGGAACGCATAAGGCCGCTTGGCGGTTTACTCCCTGGCCCCATCGAGGGGCCGGGGAGATTCCCCAGAAGGGAAAGAGCGATGGGACGGAAACGGAAACACGAGCCGCCGGTAAGGAATGAGGGATCACAAACGATAGAGGTTATTGAACCGAAACCCGCTCGCCCCCGGCGACTCGTTATGATCCTCAGCGCGGCGCTGGGCTATGGAACGCGCAAGGCGGGCGAGATTATGGCCACGGTTTTGCCGAATCGGGAGGGCCAGGTTCTTTCGCCTTCTGACGTAACCCCAGCTCCCGGCGTCTTAGAGCGGGAGATCGAAACGCTCATCAACAATCCGCACCTTTGGCGTGTGGAAGACAGTCAAGAGGCGGGCGGCACGCCCGCAAAGGAGAAAGAAAATGGCTGATGCAACTTACCTCAAATGTGCCGGTGGGATTGAACAGGTCGCTGCGGCGGCTGTCACCTGCGGCACGATTGCGCGACTGGCCGATGGTCGCGCGGCAGTCTCTCAGGGGCTCAAGGCCGCCGAGAGCGGGGACACGGTTCTGTGGGCGACGGAAGGCATTTTTGCCGTCACGTGCGCAACGGGCACGACCTTTTCGCTGGGCGACCTCGTGTTTTGGGACGAGTCGGCGAGCGCGGCGATTGCCCCGGCCCTGACGTTGGACGGGAGCGCCGATCTGTACCTGGGTCGCGCGGCCAGGGCCAAAGTCAGCGGGCAGATTGTCGTGCTCGTTGACCTGAACGCGATCTGCCCTCTTCGCCCCATCGTCTACGAGTTCGACTGCCAGACCGGGATAGACGCGGTTGCTCATGTTCTGATCCCGGCGGAGATGAATCCCAAGGGTCTCGTGATTACGCACGTGTTCGCGCTAGTCACTGAGGCTTTCGCAGGGGGCACTCAGGATCAGGGGATCGTTACGGTGAGCGATGAGAGCAACAACGCGATCTGCACCCTGACGGCCTCAGACGCCTCCGCCGACGCGATTGGCGACTACATTCTCGGCGTGCAGGCCCAGTCAACGGCGACGGGCGCCGCGACGATTCTCCAGGTGGCGGCTGGCGAGTATGTTGACGCCATTATCACTCAGGTGACTTCGGGAACTGCGGTCGCGGGCAAGATGAAGGTTTACATTGAGGCCATCCCGCTTGTGTGATCGGCCTCACAGGGCGGGGCGCGTGTCCTCCTTTCCGCGCGTCCCGCCCCCTTTCCATAGGAGGTGCGCGATGTCGAAACAGATATTCCGACTCGTGGCGTTACTGGCGATTTTGCTTTTGCCGGTGCAACTGGCGCAAGGCGGAGGGGTCCACGGCACGGTGAAAAGCGTATGCGATTCCGTGTTTTGGACCTATTCCACCGGCACCGGAACCCTGGAACTCAATGCGAGTTCCGCTTCTTCGGCGATGCAGGTTCTTGAGGTCCGCGTTCATCTTGGGGCTGCGACGACAACCGAGACCCTGAAGGTAAGCATAGACTCGACGCTTGGCGCCTATTATGACGCCGCACTCAGTACGCAGACCATGACGGGCGTAGGGGATTATGTCTTTCGTCCTTCATCCGAGTGCATTCTAGACAAGAACGATCTTCTCAAGGTGTGGTGCCCGAATGCGGCCGGTACCCGTTGGGGAGCCGTGATTATCTGGCGAAAGCGAGATTGAGATGAGACGCGGCGTTGTTGGCATATTGGGTTTCGGCCTCGTCTTGGGGATTGTCTTCTTCGAGGCGAGGCGACTTTCCTTTGCTCAAGAGACGGGCGGAGTCGTCCTTGCGATCTACGAAGGGCCGCATTGGATTGACGAACTCAAGCCAGAAGTCCTTGCTCAGTATATCAAAGACGGCAAGTTGACCCAGGCGGAAGTGGATGGGCGGTACAGGCCGGGAGACGTTGTGGAGGTCTTTGACGCGGCGAGGGTCCCGATGGCGGCGAAGCCCGCCCCCGGTTCTCATCTCTGCTTCGTTCGGCTTCTGAATGTTTCTCTTTCGACCGCCAAGGTCTACGAGAGCCCACTGATTGACAAGGACGTACTGGTTAAGCGGCGCAAGTACCGGGTGAAGGTCGAGAACCCGGCGTTTGCCACGCTGAGCGCATCGAAGGACGTGACTGTTACGGCGGCGGTCCTGGCGGCGAACTTGGAGGTCAAGAGCCTTGTCCTCACTCCGTAAGAGCCTCTTTGTCTTCGCGGTCTTTTGGGTTCTTTGCGCGGGTGCGCAAGGAGTGACGCTGGGGCCTTATTACGTTCGCACGGATTCGACGGCGGGTGGCACGGGCACGGAAAACAGCATTGACCCGGAGAATCCCAACCGCGCCTTCGTCTCGCAGAACTCCGCTGAGGCCGCCCTCCAGCAAGACCTGACGGACAACGGCGGCGACACCCTGGTTCTCAAGTGCGACGATGGTTCTGCTAATCTCCCCGACACGGTCGCCGTCACGATTGCGGGTTGGACGATGAACGCGACGTGCTATCTGCAGGTCCAGGTGGACGCCGATCTGAGGCACAACGGAGCATGGGATGAGACGGCATATCGGCTCTATGTCGCAGATGCTTACACCTTGTCGATTCACGAAGAATATATGCGGAAGGACGGATTGCAAATCGGTATGTCTTCCATCACGACGGGGAAGGACGTTATTTACATCTCGGGGCTTGCTGCCAGCAATGATATTCGTATTTCCAACTGCCTCGTCCGTGGACCTGATAATGATTCTGTCTTCTCCCGGCTCGTCAACATGGATGACGCAGACGTGAAGTTGACCGTTCGGAACTCCGTTTTCTATGATGCCGGGAATGCCTCGGGCGCTTATGGAATCTACGGAAGCGGGGGGATGAATCTGTACAACACGACAATTGACAACTGTCTCATTGGCATTCGCGTA